GCTTTGCCGTGCTGGATATGGCGCTGTGTATCGCAAGCGGCACGCCGTACCACGGGCACAGCGTGCAGCAAGGTAGCGTGTTCTACATAGCCGGAGAGGGGCTATCCGGGATGAGCCGCCGCGCGGCAGCTTGGCAAAAGCACAACGAGGTCGGCAAAGGTCAGGCGCAGTTTTATCTCAGCAATAGAGCCGTGATTATGTCTGACCCGGATGCAGTGGACGTGCTGAAGTCCGAAATAGCGACGCTGGTTGAGGTGGCGGGCAAGCCAAGGTTGCTCGTGATTGACACGCTGGCAAGGTCGCTCGGCGGTGCGTCAGAGAACGACGGCAAAGACGTCAACGAGTTCATCGTGGCGTGCGACAGCATCAAAGAGGAATACGGATGCACGGTCATGCTCGTGCATCACAGCGGCCACCAAAGCAAAGAACGGGCGCGTGGGGCGTCGCAGATTAACGCAGCGCTCGACCACGAGTTCCGCATTGATGCCGTGGAGGACAACTTGGTGACGATGACGTTCACCAAACAAAAAGAGGACGCAATGCCGGCGCCAAAGGCGTTCGTCAAGTTGCCCATCGAGATGATGACGTCCGACATGGAACACGTCAGTTCAATCGTGCTGGAATTTACGGCAGATATGCCGGGTCAAGGCGCTGCAGGGATGAGCGCAGGGACGCGAAAGATTATCAATTTGATAGAAGAATTGGCCATAAATGGCGAAATAGAGCGGGACATACTGCGAAAAACGTACATGTCCCGCTTTGATACGGGAAACCGCGATTCCACCAAGCGAAAGTTTAACCGGGACATGAACGGGACAATCGAGGATGGGCTTGTCCGGCAGGAAAATGGCGTAATATCAATGGTTAACGAGGATTCGGCATGAAGCGGGACATAGCGGGACAACAAGCGGGACACTCTGTCCCGACAAAATGGCAAGGCCAGACAAGGCGGGACAGGACGGGACACACCCCTATAGGGGTGTCCCGGTGTCCCGCTTGGCTTGCGGCGGATTACGCAGAATTACATAATGATGATTTTTTACTTATGCTGAAAGAATATCACACGCTGCCGGAACTGGCTGGGCTGTGGCATCGTCGCACTGTGCTGAATACAGACTTGCCGCGTTGGAGCGCCGAACAGCGCAACATGATGAAGGCGCGCAAATACGAGTTGGAGCGCGCCAATGGATGAACACGTCTTTCCGTTTATCATTGACGGCGTGCGGGTCGGACTTACGGAGCGCCAGTACGGCAAGCGCCTGGCGCGGCAAGCGCAGATCGATTTGGCTCGGTATCACAAGGAATACCCAGCGCTGCACTCACCCAAGGCGCTGGTCCGGCGCAACGACATGACGTCGGTGGATTGGTTCATCGTGGACATTCTGCGCAAGCACGGCGGGTACATGCTGCCGCGCGAGGTTAAGGAGGCGGCGGGTTGCACAACGCGGCAAACGGGCTACCGGCTGCGCATATGCTGCCAACACGGGCACGTTGAGAAATCAAGGGTGACCGGCATTCGTGCGCGATACAGGGCCACGCCGCTTGACGAGTGAGCAGGAGCATAACCTTGGCGCGGCCATGCTTGCCTACGAGCGCAAGCAAGTGCAGCTCGGCAGGCGCGCGCCCTGCCCGGCTGACAGGAACGACAGAAGCGTGCCCAAGTTATCGCGGCATCACCATGCCGTGCTGCGGTTCATCCGAGATAAAGGCACGGCAACACACTGGGATATTACGGGCGGATTGGATCTGCACCCAAAGATGAGCCTGATTTACGTGGCGGCGCTCATCACACGCGGGTTTGTCCGCGCAATGCCAAGGCTCAACGAGCGCGGCGAAACATTGTATGGAGTAATACACGGCGATGAAATATAGCAAAACGTTCGACATAGCGCAGGGCATCTTGGAGGACCGAGAGGCAACCTATGGCTCGGCACTGCCGTTGCACACAAACATCGCCACGCGCTGGTCGCTGGTGCTGGGCAAGCAAGTCACGGCGGTGCAGGTTGCGCGGTGCCTGGCAGAGATAAAAGCGGCGCGCGTTGACCTCGGTGATTCACTGGGCCGAGACAGCGCAGTTGATCAGATAAACTACCTTGCAATTGCGGTCGCATTAGAGGCCGACGATTGGCCTGACTAGGGGTTACTAGGCAATGGTCAGAGATGGGCCTCTGTGCGGCCTCTCAGCGGCCTCTGAGGGGCATCCTAGACAGGGGCGTGGCGACACACACCGGAACGGCGTCAGCCGCGCGCGCCTGAGCTATATAATGGTCCGCTTTTTGCACCCCAAAAACACCACATATTGTGCCAAATCTACATGTCGTACCTTGGGCCGACATGGGTACAATATATGGACGCTTTTTTTAACATAATCACGATTATGCGAATAACCTGCCAGATTATGCAAATACCCCCCCCATCCCGGTAGCCGGCGGGGGGCGGGTGCTGGTATACCCCGACACGCGCACCGCTTTAAAACCTATTATGCGGGACAAAGAAAAACCCCGGCGCGAGTTCGCAACCGGGGCTATCAAATTTTGCTAAACGAAACATACCCCTTCCACCTATGCAGGGCAAGCGAAAGCCCGCACCGCCTCTATTTTTTCTTTTTTTACCCAAGAACGACCCCGCAGGACGTCAATCATATTTAATTCAGCCGAATTAAACATGAAGCCCCCCGCGTAGCAGATGTAGCAGAAGTAGCAGCCCTCACGCCCCCGCACAGCCAAATTTGCTCCTGCACAACCCCCGTGATATGTTTCGGGGCCAAGCACTGAAGATCTCCCTGCCGTGCCAGGTCAGCCCCGCAAACGCGCCCTTATTAAAGCCCTGACTGACCGAGGCGGCCCTGACGCCCTGCGCGACCATTTGCTTGGCGGCGGCACTATTGCCGGGCTTGGGCGCGAGCTTGGCGTTGAGCGCGGCTTTCTTCGGCGCAACCTGATGAAGATGCCGGCCTATGCTGGCGTGTTGGACGAGGTGCGCGAGACTGCCGCTGACACGCATGCCGAGCTGGGGTTTGAGATTATCCGTGAGCTGCGCGATGAGCGCAAGGCGGAGCGCGCCACGGCTGCGCCCGGCACCCGCGCCGCTGAGATTGGCCAAGTTGACGTGAGCATTGCCCGCGAGGAAATCGCGCAGCATAAGTTTATCGCGGAGGCCTGGTCGCAGCGTTACGCCAACAAGGGCGGCCAGACCAACGTTACGCTTAATCTTGGCGAGATGCATTTGGATGCGCTGCGCAAGATGAAAACCGTGCATGAGATCCAGACCACGCCCACCGCTGTGGGGCTTTCGCGTGACGAGTGAACCTGCGCCCAACGCCATGCTGGATTTTGTCAGAACGTACCACGACCAGCCCACCCGGTTTGTCACTGAGGTGCTTGGCATTACCCCGTTGGATTATCAGGCTGAGTTTCTCGAAGCAATTTGCCGTGGCGAGCGCATGTTGAGCGTCAGATCTGGTCACGGCACGGGCAAATCCACCACCGCGAGCTGGGCCATGCTGCACACGTTGCTCATGCGTTTCCCGTGTAAAATCATTGTGACTGCGCCCACGTCGGGCCAGTTGTTTGACGCGCTTTACAACGAATTACGCAAGTGGATCAATGAGTTACCGCCACCCCTGCGCGAATTGTTAAACGTTAAATCTGACCGTGTGGAACTGATTGCCGCCCCGTCCGAGGCGTTTATTTCGGCGCGCACGTCGCGCAAGGAAACGCCGGAGGCGCTCGCTGGGATACACCAGGAGAGCGGCGTGGTACTCTTGATTTGTGACGAGGCGAGTGCCATAGACGAGGCTGTGTATGAGGCAGCCGCCGGATCTATGTCGGGTAAGAATACGCAAACTGTGTTGCTCTCCAATCCGACCAGGTCGTCCGGCACGTTTTACGAAAGCCAGACTAGGATGGCGCACAAGTGGTGGACCCGCCGCTGGTCGTGCTTGGACAGCCCCTTGGTGAGCGACCAGTTCATTGAGGAGATGAAAGAGCGCTACGGCGAGGAGTCCGCCGCTTATTCAATCCGCGTGCTGGGTGATTTCGCTAAGGCGGACTCTGACACGATTATCGGATATGACTTAGTTCACAGTGCCATGCACCGCGACGTTGAGGTTGATCCCAACGCGCGCATTTACTGGGCTTGTGACCCCGCTCGATTTGGGTCTGACAAAACAGCCTTTGTGAAACGGCAGGGCAACGTGATTACCGAGATTACATCTTGGCGCGGCTTGGATTTAATGCAGACCACGGGGCGCATTATGGCGGAGTGGGATGCGCTTGAGCCGTCCCGCCGCCCCTGCGAAATTCTGGTGGACAGCATTGGGCTGGGCGGCGGCATTGTGGACCGCCTGTCGGAGCTGGGCGTGCCCGTGCGCGGCATTAACGTGGCCGAAGCGCCGTCTATGAAGGGCACGTACAACAACCTGCGCACTGAGCTTTGGTTTAAGGCGAAAGCTTATCTTGAAGAGCGCTCTTGCCGCTTGCCGCAGAACGACGAGCTGTTGGCCGATCTGACGGGCATTCGGTATAGTTTTAGTTCATCTGGGAAATTACAGGCGGAGAGCAAGGATAGCATGCGCAAGCGCGGCCTGCCCTCGCCCGATCTTGGCGATGCCATTTGTTTAATTTTTAGCTCTGACGCTGCCACGATGATTTCTGGCCCCATCTCGCGTTGGAGAGGGGCCATACGTCGTAATCTGCAGGGTGTGGCTTAAAATAAATGAAGTGACGGCGGCCAGGGGAGTGTGAGACACGTCGAGCGCAGGTAGAGCGTTGAAGTGAAAACCGCCGTCACGCACCGTTTAACACAACATCTACGCCAAAAATAGCCCTCATACACAACATATGGTAATATTTTGTGGAATTTATTTTTGCGGAGATGAGCCATGCCCAGCGGAAAAGGCACCTACGGAACCAAGCGCGGACGCCCACCGAAAAAGGGCGGCAAAAAAAAATGACGTGGACCGCGCTGATTTTCGCTTGCTGGGGTCAGACGTGTGGGGTTTTTGGTTCCACCGCCCTGCCCGATGAGCAAGCATGTTTGGCGCAAATTCCTGCCGGCATGGCCATGATTGCGCGGGATTACCCGCAGTGGCAGATCCGTGATTTCCGTTGCATAAATTGGGGCGACAATGCGTAAACAATACGTTGATTTCTTAGACCGCTTTGACGGCGGTGGCGCTGGTCAGACCGGCAATTCGTTTCAGGGTGGCGGCCTGCTTTCCGCTCTGGCAAATATTTTCGCAACCCCGTATGGCTCTGAGGATCGTGCGCGCCGCGCCCAGCGTCGCCAAGCGCTCGGCTTGCTGGACACCGCTGCATCTCCGCCGCAAGCTACGGTCAGACCTGGCGCGCCTTTTGTGCCGCGCACTGCGCCGCCAAGGGGCAACATCACGACGAGCGTTTTACCGCCGGTTGTACCGTCTCATTTAACCGGGCCAAAGATGGGCATGCCCCCCACCCCGCCGAGGCCCGTGCAGCAACCGCATCAATTTACGACGCATCCGCCACAGACCGGCGAGGCCGCCCTTTTGATGGCCAATGAATACCCACAATTCGCCGCATGGGTAAACGGATTTTCGCAAGAATACCCCGGCCACACGTTAAACCAATACGCTGAATTATTTCTGTCACTGCAAGGCCGCCAATGACCAACCTGCTCGACCTGCCGCTAGATCAGTTTCGCGGCTATCTTGCCGAGGGCAATTACCCGCAGGCGCGCCAAGACGAGCTAATGCGCGCCTATCGTGCAAAGAATAGCCTTGCCGGGTGGCTCGATAGATATGGAGAGGATGCGTATAAGGGCCGTCTCGGCTTGCTTGACGATGGCAACATGAAAGTCAGCTCATATTTCCCTGTGGCGGTGCCGAAAGGCATGTCAATCTGGGACGGCCTAAAATCTGGCCGGTTTCAAACGCGGTTTAAGGATTACGCGTCAGACGCGCTTGGCGGCGTTTTAAACGCGCTGAATAACCCGCGCGACTCTTATCAGGGCACTCTGCCGCAAGCGGATTACGATAGCGCGGCAATGGGCACCGGCGGGCTGGCTATGGGCGGCGGTGGTGTTGCGGCGGCACCCGCCGGTTCCCTGCGCAGCTTTGCTGGTCGCAATGCTAAAACCGCCGATTTGGACGCGCTCAAAATGGCGCAAGAATTGTCGGCCCGTAAGCGCGACCCGGAGGACATCTTTCGGCAAACCGGCTGGTTTAAAGGCAAAGACGGGCAATGGCGCTTTGAGATTGACGATAGTCAAGCTGAGTTTATTGGCAACAGCCAAACCACCGGCTTGCTTGGTGACGTTATGCGCCACGATGCGCTTTATGCGGCGTATCCTGACCTAAAGAATACGCCTGTGTCCACAGATGTGCAGCGCTCGCAGTCTGGCTCATATCAACCGGCGCAAACTAAATACCCTGATGGTCAACCCCGCTATACACCTTTAAACGAAGAAATCCGCGCCTTTGGCCCCACCAAACCGGCGATACTTAACACTTTGCTTCACGAAGCTGGCGGTCATGCTTTGCAACGGCGCGAGGGCTTTGCACCGGGTTCTTCCAGAGGCACAGCGACAGATCAGCTTTTGCTGGAGCGGAACACCTTTTTAAAGAATTTGAGCGACAAAATGGACGCCCGACAGGCCGAGCTTGGCTTGTCAGGCTATCGCCCCGCCACGAATGACCTAGAGCTTAAACGGCTGCGCGAACAGTATGACG